CAGCCGCTGCACGAGATCGAGACTCCTCACAGACCCCTTTGGTGCAGAACCCTGACCCGCAGGCTTTTCCGTTGACTGGGCACTCGAACTGTCCGTGCTTTGGGACTGAGGTGACTGGGTAGGGCTTCCCGACGTACTCTGCGTTTCGCTCTCTGTCGATTCGGTCGTAGTAGGCGTTGGCTCGGTCTGTGTAGGCTCTGATCCACTCGTCTCCGTCGACGCCGTCGGCGTCTCCACAACACTCATCTCCGTCGTCGTCACAGTTACAGGTGCGCTCGGGATGACGGGCGCAGACATGACGGGGCTCGCTGGATTCAGCGGGCTTACTGGCGACGTTGGGTTTGTTGGATTTGTCAGCGATTTCACGCATGAGTCTGCCGTGGTCGTCCATGCGCCCCATATCGGTTGCCCGTACGGGTCTGGGCAGGAAGAGGTCTGAGTCTGGGTGATCGAGCCGGTATAGCCCGTCGCGCAGCTGAGAGTCTGTGTGAGCGTTGTCGGGACGCACGTCGGTGGGTCCGCTACGCAAGTGTTTGAAGATACTGTCCACTCGCTCCATGAAGGCTGACCATACGGATCTGAGCATGTGGACGTCCTTACTTCGATGATTTGGCCGCTGTAGTGCGTTTGGCACGCTTGGGTGCGGCTTTCACTGCTGGCTTGGCAGGTTGGGGGGTTTGGCGTGCAGGTGTCTTGGATTTTGAACCAGCCGCTGTCGACCGCTGCCCCGTTCGGGCTTGGGCAGTTGAGCTCCCTTTTCCAGACTTGGACGCCAGAGTAGTTTTGCGGACACGCTCTTTCTTCGGTGACGGCTGAGTAGGTGCAGGTTGGGGCGGTTGGCTGGGCTGGGGTGTAGTTTCCGCAGAAGTAGGACTGCCACGTTGAGTCGTAGGCTCCGGGAACACATGCCCAGCACTCTGCGTTAGCCACGCAATAACTGACTCCAGTAGTTGGGTGAACAGTCCACGGAGTTGTGCAATAACAGGCATAGGCTTCACTTGTTGTCAGGAACGGGAGTAGCCACAGCAGGCGGATTCCAATTTTCACCGTACAGCTCCCGGAAAGGTGTTGGGTTACGACTCCACCAAGCCATACGCGCTACGTCGCCAATAGCGCCGCCAATAGGACAAGGAGACCCGCTCATTTCCATGGCCTTCCACACCCGTTCGTCTTGGCACAGCAGGGCAACAGCCGCCACTTTAAGTTGCTGGTTGGATAATTCTCTGGCCAACTTGATGCGTTCACAGTTTTGATCTGTGATGGCTGTACCACCAGCCACACCAATGACGGTCGAGCTAATGGCCCCAGAGATGGGGATAGCGCAGATGTCGTTGCCCATAGCGTTGACGCTTGGCGCCATAGCCGTAGGCGGCGGTTGCCCCTTGTAGTTGATCGTGGTGTCTTGCGCAAAGACAGCGGCAGGGAGAAGCAGCAGAAGTAGACGTTTCATTTTGTCAAACCCTGTAGAGTTCAAACAAGTTATTGCGTCCAGCAGAAAACTGCCCTGAATGCGACTCTGTTATCGGGTTAGCCGTGTTGTTTACAGCAAAGGTGTACGACCCAGTGTTGTACCACCAGTAAGAAGCCCGAATGTTGTTTGCCCCGCTATAAGACACTAGCGACGACGCATCGTACCCGCCTTGCTCAGCCAACAGAATAGATACCCGTCCAGAAGGCAGTGTGCGGCTACCACCTGCATAGTTTGTGGTGTTACTAGCCACCGCCCATTTTCCGGGTAACGCCGCTACCGCGCTCCACGATCCGCGATTTCCTGACGCACGCGACCAACTGAACGTAGCGCCGGTCATATTTGCCGGGGTAGCCTGCACGTACCGTAGCGCCAGCCCTAGTGGGTCGGCTGTGTAAGTGTATGCGTCTTCATACCCAGCGGGTGTAGACGTTGTTGTCACAAAGCTACTAGACCCAAACCCGAAAAACATGTACACCATGGTAGTAATCCCACTTACAGACGGGTTAGCCGAGCCATTGAATGTGGGAGTGATAGTCGACACAGTACCTTGTGTATACGGGTTATTGACCTGCTGAATATCACCCGGGTACCCAGTTGTAGTCCACCAACTACGAAAATAGTTGGCTCGGTATGTCCAAAAGTTGTCAAGACACTCTACAGCTGTCCCGCCATCCGCACTAGTGCCAGCAAACTGACTCAGGGAAATAACCCCGCTTGTAGGAACCGCAGCATTTGTCACTGTGTTTGGCACGTAGGAGCCGCCACGGTAGTACTCAGTCAGGCTGATAGGCGAAGACCCGCCAAACTCTGTTTGGAGGTCGCTGAAGTCAATGTTGCTAGACGGCACTGCCATACCAGCTCCTTAAACGGTACCAATAGCGGTGATATCGCCAACCGCCGTTAGGGCGCCAGCAGAAGTCATCTTGAACTTGTTCACTCCGCCATAGGCAAAGTACAGCACCCCGCCAGACTCTGTGATCGTCCAGTTGGTTGTCGCTAAAGACCCAGCGCTACCAGAGGTGTTTCCAGTCACGTTGCCAGTCAGGTTACCGGAGAACCCAGAAGTTGCCGTGATGGTCGTCCCGCGCACTGTTGTGGCGGTGCTTGCACCGATGGTCGTGTTGTTGATCGTGCCGCCAGTGACAGTGATGTTATCTGCGTTCTGGGTAGACATCGTACCCAGCGTTCCTGTGGCGGCTTGTACAAATGCAGTTGTTGCCAGCTGAGTTGTGTTTGTACCGGGTGAGGCGGTAGCCGCAGTTACTACCCCGGGAAAGTGGGTGTTCTGAGTTGCGAAGTTTGTGCCATCAGACCATACTGTGACTGTTTTGCCCGCAGGGATCGCTACGCCAGTACCGGCAGCGGTGGTGTTACCCAAAACCGTCGAGTTGTAGATCGTGGCAGTGTAGCTGCTGGCGTTGTAGATGACGTAAATCTTTTCAGCCGGAGGCGCATAGACGTTGAACGCTGCTCCAGTTGTTGTTGTCAATGCGATAACAGCATTGCGAGATTGGTCAGCAGCCCCGTTTAGGGCGGTCAGCGCTTGGTCAGCGGCAATCACAGACACCGACACGTATCCACACACAGCGGATTCCATCAGCGTACCGAGGTTGGTGTTGGTTGTGTTGCCCCAAGTACCGGCTTGATCGCCGGTGCCAATCAGCTCAATACGCAAGCTGGATGAATACGTGCTCGACATAGGTTACTCCTGAATGGGCGTATTTTGCCCTGTTTTTACGCTCGTGTCATTTCAATGTCTTGGTTCACGACCGGAGCAGCAAAATCCATTGCCTTCACCCCAGCAGGGATCATGGCGGGATCGAGAATGTCACCAGTTGTGTTGTCGCCCCGCAGTGCATGGATACAGTAGGCTACGGTGTTATCTTCCAACGCCACCAACTCGTGCGTGTGCTCGGCCTTCACATAGATCATATATGGGGCTTTGAACTCAGTAGTTTTACCTTCAACAGTGACACGCAAAGAACCAGCAGCTAGAAGCGTCAGGTGATCAAACGGATGGGTATGCCCTTGCTCAACGTCACCAGCTTTCTCAAAGTGCATCTGACGAGAGAAAAGATTTGCTACGCAGCCGATCGATATCTTTGGATAGCTCATGCTTAAACCTCTGTTACAGGAATATCTGTCGGAGGCTCAGTCTCAACAGGTGCAGGCGGTGCAATCACGCCAGTCACACCAACAGCAGGGGCAACAACAGCGAGCTGCAGTTCTTCCCAAAAACGCACAGGTGAGTACATATCAATGACGGCCTCAAGGCTTTCACCTTCATAGGGCAGACGTGCGCCAATGTGCTGTGTGGGGTGTCCTTCGGCTGTGTAAACCACTTCCATGACACGAGCCGCTTCGTCTACGGCTACGATTTCGTATGTATATGTAATGCTCATTTGTTACCTCAAGAAATTGAACCGAGTCGAGTGCCTGTAGCGACCCATGTGATGTTGGAGTTGCCTGTAACTGCGCCTCCTGCTGAACCACCAGCAGTTGGAGTGCCTCCTGCGCCGCCAGATGCAGATCCTCCTATAACCCCAGAGGCCCCCCACCCTCCTCCAGTACCACCAGCACCTGAGTAAACAGTTGTATAGTACCTACTAGCCCCTCTGGTTCCACCGTTTCCAGCTGCTGATGAAGTGCCTGCTTGTCCAGCACCGGGTGCAGTAATTGTTCTATATCCATACCCTCCAGCTGCACCACCTGCGGAGTTTGTAGTTCCAGATCTACCACCGCCTCCGCCTCCACCCCCGGTACCGCCAGCGCTCAAAATCGGATCGCGAGCTCCTTGACCACCGCCACCGCCTCCACCCCCTCCGGCAATAGTTCCGTTATTGGTCATAGACAATGTTGAAGAAACCGAGAGGGCGAGGCCACCATTTCCACCAACAGTTCCTGCGGATATACCGGAGTCATTCCAAGTAACGCCATTACCACCAGCACCGCCCATGCCAACGATGTATCCGTTGTTTATGATTTCTGCGCCGTTAGGTAGACTTGCTACGGTCAGTGCAGCAGTGCCAGTGCTATTGGATGAGATGTAAACACCAGAGCCGATGGTTGCGACAACCTTGCTTGTTCCGTTCCACCCAGCAGTGGTTGCCAGTGTTGCGAGGTTAGCGTTGGTCTGGTTACTAGAGATTGTGAAAGCAAACTGGTTGGCTTTGCCGTGCAGGTTGTCTAAAGAAATAGCGCCAGAAGGTATACCAGCAAGGGTACGAACCGCCGCGTCTCCAAGCCCAATTTGAGCAGTGGAAGAATACCCAAGCTCTACATTGACTTCTGCTAAGGTTATTTGGCCTGATGCTGGTAGTGCCATGTCTTACACCGTGCCGTAGGCGATTACGTTTCCAGTTACAGTGAAGTTGCCAGACGAGTCCAGCTTGCCTTTGTTTGTGCCGCCATACTTGAAATACAGCACGCCGCCAGACTCTGTGATCGTCCAGTTGGATGTGGCAAACGCCCCAGTAGTCGAAACGTTACCCGTCACAGCCACGCCAGTAGAAGATACAGCGGCAACAGTCGTGCCGTTGCTTTGAATGTTGAGGTTGCCATCATCGCCGCCAGTCGTTTTCAGACCAGAAGTGCCAGATACCAGCCCGTTGTCACTGTTGATTACTGAGGTTGTCATTCTGTGGCTCCTTCTTGCGCGGCTTGTTCAGCGGCTACATTCGCTGCTTCCATTTCAGCCTTGGCGGTATTCCACGCAGCAATAGCGAACTGAAAACCTGACACATCAACAATAAACGTGTTCTCAGGCTTAACAGGTCTGCCATCAACCAAGCGGGTTTTGTATTCCACTTCGCCGTATTCGCCGTACCACTGCACAGCATGAATATTTGGATCAAGCCCTGTCAGGTCTAGCGGGGAGAAAAATTCACCGTCAATACCAACGGCGTTGTCATCGGCAACAATAGTCAGTTTCATTGTTTCACCTCAATTACTTTCAGCTCTGGACGAGCCTGTTGGAGCGTTGCCAGCAGAACTTGCTGACCCATGTCATTGGCTTTCACCATCTCGTTACGGAACGATTCCACTGCGGCGCCAGTCTGACGTTGTTGCTGGCTGTTCTCAATCATCAGCACAGGAAGCCACGCCATCGAGCAGCCGTAGTCGTCAATCTCTTCGCCAGTGTTTGGGTTATTCCCACGCACCTTCATGAACCAAGCGCAGTCAAGCTGTCGGCAAGGTTTGAACCCGTCAAGTGGGCAGTTGGCTTTAGGTTCGAGTTTCATCAGTCTTTGGTCGCAATGATGACGTCAACGTACTGCACGTCAAAAGAAGGCAGACTGTGATTGTGGGAGCCGCCGCTGCCTGCACTTGTAGTTGTTCTGGCGTTTGCGCCATTGCCATCGCTAGCACCTCCATCCAATGACCCCCAGCCAAAAGGTTGGCTTTTTGTGTAGTAGGTATGACTGTGGCTCGGAATCTGCGATGTGGAAAGCGTAGTCGCACCGGCAGATAGGCCAGAAGCAAACGCTGTTGTAAACGCAACCGAGCCGCCTGAACTTGCAGTGCCAGAAACCACGCGCAAGGCTTTGTTGTCGTGAGTAGTACCCTTAGTCCATCCAGTAGGAGCAGCAGTTTGCACAAACAACATCACGGTTCCAGAGGGAAATCCAGCTGTTTCCGTCGTAGCCATTGTTCCAGAGGCTGCTGGTAGCGTAATAGTGTAGTTACTGTTCGAGTTCGGCGCGGCAATGGTAAACGTGCCTGTGCCGCTTGCGTTGCCTTCAATTGCTACTTTGCTCATGCTTGTCCTTCCAGTGCCACCACTCGGGCGGTCAATGATTCGATGGTCTGTGCTTGTGCATCGTTGATGGCTTTGAGTTCTTGAATAGCCGCTGTGAGAGTAGCCACCAAGAAGCTGGTGTCGATGCCTTGATAGACTGGGTTGCCGTCAGCGTCTACTGCGTCTTTTTCGCCAGTTACGCACTGAGGCACAACTTCAGCAAGCTCATGAGCAATAAAGCCTTCACCTGCTGAGTCATCAGCGTTCCACTTGTATGTGACTGGCTTGAGTGCAGCGACCTTTGCCAATGCACCTGTCATGGGCTGGATGTCGTGCTTCAGGCGGTAGTCGGATGAAGTGGCGTACGATGTTGATGAACCAGTCCAAGTAATCGAACCAATCGTTGACGCGCTTGAATTTAGGAAATAAACTTTTCCAGTACCGCCTGTATTTTTGAAAGATGCACAATTTTGTGTCGCAGCAACAGAAAGACGTTCCCCACCAGATGTTTGCCCCACTAACAAATTCCCACTCGCATCCAGCGTCATCGCCTGAGTAAAGCTGATAGCGTTACCTGCTGTGCCGGAGGGGGCGGTGTACCAGTAGTGAGCACCGCCACCAACTTGATAACGTGCTGCGGGGTACGTTTCCAAATAC